TGATGATATCATCGCCGTAAACAGCAATCGGCCCTAAATAGCCGGAAGCCTCACAAGCAGCCTTCGACAGAGCCCAGAAAATCAGGGACTCGAGTTCGAATGTAAAGCCGTTACCCATAGACGAAAATCGGTGCAAATGTTGCCACCGTCCGTCAATGAAGATTTTATGGGTCCGGGTCAGATCCATCGCAGCTAGCCAATCAAAAGGAACCAGATGGCGAACTAGATTACTACTAATGGTATCTGAGGCATTACTTAAGTCCATCGTAGCCCAGAAACCCGACAGCGAACCCTCACGGGCTAAATGCTGATTTCGGGTCTGGTCACTGAGGTTGATGCCCACCCTTTTAAGTCGAGAGCGGATCATTTTACCGATCCCCGACTGGAGGTAAGCATTCATCAACGGCTGCTTCTCAGTGTTACGATTTGTCTTTGCATCCTTAGGCACTTGGGAATAATTCCCGCCTTGGATCTCTTCCATCGCGAAGGGGATTGCTCCACCATTCGTGATCGCGTCGACCCATGCCTGGCTCTCATGAATCAGAGCTTCGGCAAACGGCCGCAGTTCCGGCGTTACCGTCGGTTTACTGCGCAGCTTCGAGTAGTCACTTGTACCGGCAACGCCTGTTACGGCGCCCGGGCCAAACGAGCAACGCTCGGGCCATTCCTTAACGTTGAACTCTCCGAGTACAGATAGGATTTTTCGCCGCGCATCAAAAATGATAGCGTCAACGCCAGGGAGAAAATAAAACATTCCCCGGTCCCACTTGTTTAGGAGCTCATTCGTAGCGGCACACTCGCGTTCACCGTTAGTGAACGTCTCACGCGCTTTCTCCTTCGCAGCTTGTTCAGTGCCGGGAAAAGGGTACTTACGTAAGAGGCTTTCGCACTGTTTATCTAGGAAATACGCAGACGAGTCCACGTAGTCTTTCGGGTCAACATATGCATTCGCCAAAGCGTCCCAGTTACGGGCGGTGAGGGCATCTAGTAATTTGATGCTCACGTCCGTCTGGATAGCCTGGAACAGCTTGCCTGATAAGCGGAATACCACGTCATCATTGTTTATAGACGTGTTTAGTGCTGCGCGGAGCGCCCTCTGGCTGAAAGGACGGACACCTGAATTGGAAACTACAGGATCCATGATGTCCTCTTACCAGGGAGTTTCGCCGTCTACGACGGCTTGAGTGACCACCGCGTCGGCGATCATCGCCCGTGCACGCGCCAGGATTTCCTGGCGTGCTACAGCACTCAGCTTCAAAGGCGTAATGAATTCGAACTTGCCGAGGCAAGTATCGATCTCACCGGTTACTTCGTTCAGCACAGGGAAGACGAGCTTGCCTGAGACTGTTCGTACAGTCGCTGACTCACGAAACGCCAGCGAGGCGGTTGGCTGCAGTGCAATCACACCCTGTGTCCGATCTTGGTACAGTGCTTTCACACCGGTCGCGATGGTTTTCGGGTGGTAACTGACGTTTGCAGCAGCCGCGTTTTTCAATACGAGAGTAGTGGCAGATGCCATTATAATCTCCAAAAGAGCA